TTTAAAGTACCAAGAGCAGAAATAACTAAACCAATACCAATGGCTTTTAAAGTTGTACCAATTGCCTTAATACCTTTTGATGCTGATTTAGAAGCACTCTCAACACCTTTTAAAGATTTTTGAGTTTTATCATTACTATCTGTAACAGATTTATTGAGATCCTTTACACTATCAGCAACTTTATCAATCCCCTTTATAGCTTTGTCTGTTTTAGCTTCTAAATCAATAATTATCTTTTCCATTCTAATTCTTGTTTTTGTCTTGTAAATACCTCTTTAAAACTTTCTGGAAATTTATTTTTCCCTTTTGCTAATTGCACTATCTCTGATTTGCAATCTGTATTTTTTAATAATTCTAATATATTTTCTATCATAAATCGTTAAGTAATTCTATATCAGATTTACCATTTTTTAAATTAGTTTTTATTGAATTTATCTTATAACTATTCCCCCCTATTACAAATCTATCTGCTAAAGTGTAATTCAATAAAATTCTTAAAGGTAGATAAGCACTTACTTTTGTTATTCTGTTTGAAGGATTAAAGACACTTGTTATATAATTACGATAATATGCTTGGAATAATGTATTTGTAAAACCATTATCAGCAGGATTTTCTAACGCACCCCATTCATTTTGTTCTGCATTAAAATTCATATTATAAGAACTTGTTGAAGAAGATAATGCAACACTATTTGAAGGAACGTTGTAGGTTGTTGTGCCAGTTTGACTATTGTCAGAATTTAAAAAAGAAATATTATTTCCGTTTGTTATTCTTATTGGATAAAACAATAAAGGTTTTCCGAGATATGATTCTTTATTATCATCAACAGACCAACCCCATTGAGCAGTAGTATTTAATCCAGTATTTTCATCTACCAACCTTTCATATTTCATCTGAGAAAAAGGTGTTTTAACATTGTAGATGCTACCATCTAATTTTTCTGAACCAGTGTATTCTGATTTTCCCCAAGTTTTACCAAATTTCTGTTTATGAAATGCAGATAAAAATGTTTTAGTATCTTCGTGTTCTAAATTTATTTCTCTATATGGTAAAGCAATATTTACTTGGCTTTTACTAACATCCACATATTTGGTTATATCATAAGAAGAACCGCTATTATAAAAACTATCTAAATCTTTTACAATAATTTCATTTGTAATTTCATCAACAAACGCAGTTAAATTAAACATTTTAAATAATCCACTTAAAAAATCAATTACTTTAATATTTGGGATTTGTTGCGTAATATCAAACTCAAAAGAACTTGTATATTGGTAGTTAGTTATTGAATAACCTTTTGAAAATACAATAGGAGGTGCAGGTATATTAGTATTGTCGTATTTATATACTTGAAAAGTTATGTTAGAAAAAGTAATATTAAAATCAGATTCAATATAAGCAGTGTATTCAGCACCTTGTTCAATATCAACAGATGGAACACTTGTTGTAACTTCAACTCCAGATGTAATATCTCCACTATTTACAACCTCAATACCATTTTTTCTAATTGAAATTCTATATGGATTTATGTTTGATGTGGTACTTTTTAGATTTATTTGCGTGTATTCTAATACCGATGTTGGAGGTGTATAAAAATACAAAGATAAAGCATTGTTTGACATTGTAGAAGCAGTAAGTACATCTGTTCCATCAGTAAAACCTTTTATCAAAGATTCGTTTTCTCCACTTAAATTTTCTACATCTCCCTTCTTTCTATGCAACCACATAAATAAGTTGTAGTAAGGAATATTATTAGTATGAAAGAAATCATTACCAAAATTAATACTTGGGTATTTTGTTTCTATTGCTTCAATTATATTATGTAAACGAATAGCGTATTTTAAATCTGAATATAAAACACCTTTAATCTGTCCGTTATTATAAGCTATATTTCCAGCTTCATTTGCTGAACTATTACTATTATATGTTAATCTTTGTGTGTGCGTAATTAATGGTACAATAATATCATTTGTAGTTGGGTTATCTGCCAAAGAGGTATATACACTTATTGCATTGTATGTTTTGTTTAGTGATGTTAAACTTGATAAAGCAGATAGCGTATCATCTCCTAAAGTATCTTTTAAGGTAACTGTACTACCAAAGAATGTAATCTTATAGGTATGTGGTTTATTGTCCTTTAAATCAACTCCTTCCAGCTTAACTCTACCATCTGTAAAAGGTAAAGTATTTAATTCTATGTTTGCTGGTTTTCTTACCCTTGCATCAAAGCCATTTTGTATGTCAAAATTATAATAGTGTTTGAAGATTTTGTTATTTGTTTTACTCGCTGGTAAACTAAACGTTCTTGTAAAGTCAGTAAATATTTTACCAATATCTTTAACGTTCTTTATCGTTTGAGTAATAACAACGCTTTCATCATCAAACATATCAACTCTTTGACCCTCTATGTATAATTGTATTTTCTGCATCTATCGAATGTCGTTTATTACATTAAATGAATTATCAAAGTCAAATGTATATTCTACTAACTTATCGTTTAAAGAAGTCTTATACGTGATGTTAGATGTCTTAACGTTTATTGGTAGTACTTGTTCTCCATCTTCTGTTATGTTAGTAACCCAAACCTTTTCAGATAGCATCATTTGTTTAAATACTTCGTTGTATTCTTCACTTAAAAAACCACTACTTAAAGTAACTGATTCTTTACCTACTACATTAAAATCTCTGTAAACGTGCTGACTTTTATTATATCCTGTAAATTGGTTTAGTATATTTGATTTATAAGATTCTTTCTTAACGTTCATTTTCTCTACTGACTTCTTAAAGAAATACATATCTTGCAAAGCACCAAATTTGTTTACAAACGTTACCTTTTTAGGTTCATATTTACACCCTTCTAAAACACTTACATTTACTATTATATCTTTTACGTTAGCATTTGTATTTGATATGATTATCTTATCTACTGCTCCTATTGAGTAATCGTTAAAGTAAGCTTCTAAACATTTGTTTGATTCATAATCTGTACCACCACTTTCCAAAACTCTTTCTTGAAATGAATCCCAGTTAGTGTCAGTTCCATAAATAGAAACATACTTTATCTGTTCTGAACTTTGGTTACTTGATGTAAATGATGTAGTACCTACAATTTCATTATCTTTTACGAAAGTAACTGTTGGGTTATTTGAAGATGTACCTATTGGTACTCTAAAAGTATTATCTTCTAAAACAAATAACTTTCTATTTGTAATCATTAAATTAGAGAAAACAGAATCTTCTTCAAAATATCTATAACCATCAAAAGCAATACTTATATAATCATAATCAATAATAGATACATTAGAAGAATTATAAACATCGAAATCAGTTCTAACCCATACACCTTGCCCACTATAATTTCCATCAAACTCAATATCTAAATAATCTCTTATTAGTTCAGCCGTTTCAAACGTTACTCTTGGATTACCAGTTGTAGGTGTAGTTGCAGATTTTCTTAAAGTGTACACAGGATTTAATGGTACGCTTGTTTTATCTCCAACCCAAATGTATAAATTTAATATACCATAAGATGCGTTTGGGATAGTTATACTTTCAAATTTTGGACTTCTTACTTCTATTGCCATTATTTATTATTTACTGTTGTTTTTATTAATTGCTCTACATCTAATTTGTATGCTTTAATTAAATCTTTATCTAAATTCTTAAACGCTTTCTCAAATGGTTTGGTAAAAAATAAACTAGGTGCAATACCTTTATTATAAATGCTTCTTGTAATTAAAAAAGCAGTACTATCATAACTTAAAAACTTTCCTGTTTCTTTATCTCTAAATTGAAACCTTTTTCTTTTAACCCACTTATTTATTCCCTTTGTTAACCCCCCTTTTTTTCCTCTACCAGAACCAAACTTAAAATCGCTGTCTGGTGCTTTAGTACTTGATGTTTTTCCCCTTACACCCTTATCTTGAAAGACACCATATTCTTCCATCATAAAAGTTAATTGAAAACTATTTTTACTTTTCTTAACATCTGAATCTAAACTTTTAGATAATTCTCCAGAGCTGTTTTTATCTGAAGTTTTAAGATTCATTCTTGATTTAGTAACTACATACTTCGCAAAATTCTTTAACTCTTTTTCTACATTATTTAACATATATCAATATCATTAGGTATCAATACATCTAAAGTTAATGCCCATCCAGCTACCTCATTCTCAAACCGATCATAAAATGGTTCAAAGTTTGGAGAACCATCCAATTGATACAAGTCTTGGTATAATGTTCCACCTCTTAAAACTTGCACCAACTTATTTAATACAGCTAACTGTGTATTTAATATATCTTGTTCGTTGTTATTCCCTATAAAAATATCAACCACTTCTTCTTTTGAAACATCTACAACATCCATTGCTAAAACAGATAAACTAAAACGCAATACATTGTCATCATTACTAACATTGTTTACAATGATATGTGATAAAGGGTACATTGTCTGCTTTGATAAATCAATGCGTGTAATGTCTCCAGTTGTAACTGTATTTACATTTACATCTGATAACAATTGATTCTTTATTGTTTCTGTTACTTGGTAAAATCCCTTCATTAGAATTTATTTTTTATTTGTTGTTGCTCTATTTCTGCCTTCTCTTTTGTGAATGATAAAAAAGTAAAACATTGATGTACATTTAATTTAGTGATATTTTCAAATCGTTCAATACATCCGTTAGCGAGTGCATAAATTGATTGATACCAACCCCATTTACTTCCGAATTGAGCTGCTCTTGAATGTTCTGCATCTCCACTTGATTGCTGGAATAAAGAATCGTATGATTCGACAACTCTATTCCTAAATTGTAGAAAAAAAAAAGACTACCAATAGCTGCCCCCAATGGCATTTCTTTCATTGCCTCTGGATTGTTTACATTGTATTGTTCTATATTGTATTTTCCTAGCTTACTTGTTTTAATTGGTCTGTATAAAACATTCATGGCAACGTGCATTTGATCCCATTTACTAGCATTGTTATCCAAGTCAATATATTCCCCTAAACTCATATCGTCTAAGTCTGGGATAAAGCCATATTCAACTTCATTAATTGTAAACCTTTGAATGTGTTTTGGTGTAGCTTCTAAAAGTGAATTTATAATATCAGTAATTGCAGCAACACTAGCCATCTTTAATTTATAGCTATCTGATAAAGGTATTCCGCAGAATATCTCAACCATTTTTGCATCCAAGAAAGTACCTTCTGGATTGCTTTCTGCTATCTTTAAATATCTTTGATACTGTCCTAAAGTTATTTCATTTAGATTTGATGGAACGTTGATTTCTATCTTCATATATATATAATACTTTTATGTTAAATTTTTATGAAAAAACCCTTACAATTTTCAAATGCTTTTACTAGAAGTAAATAATGATTAGGTTTGTTTGGTTTAGTAATGCGTATTTCTTTTCCTGTTTTGTGATGTATAAAACATTCTACTGTTGCTATCATTTGCAGATTATCCATTATCTAATAAAGTATTTACCAGCGTTTGGATTCTTTAACTGTGAAGAAATTGCATAACGACAACTATCAATACAATGATTAAATGCATCAATAGGTTTGTTAATAGTATTCCCTTCTCTATCTTTCATCCAAGTATAAGACTGCAACTCTTTTATTAAGTTCTTGCTTCTACTTGTTACAAAGATTTTGTTTTGATTGATTAGGTTAATACCATACACAATTGAATCCTTCCCTTTAGTACAGGGAAGTATTTTGTGTCTGTATGTTTTTAGCTCTGCAATTGATTTAGGTTCTGCTGAATCAGCATATATTACTTCTGATATATTGTTTGAAGTCAATAGGTTTGAGATGTCTATGTTCAGAAGTTTCTTTTGATAGAATACTTCATCGAAGATATACGCATCATTGTATTTGTATAACCCTATTAAAACGCTAGGATCATTTTGGTAGCCAAAATCCATCCCATAACATAGTAGCCTTGCTTCTTCTGGTAGTTCTTCTATCTCTTTCCAATCTGTAATACAAACACCATCTAAAGAACCAATCTTTCCAAGCCCATATACTTGCCACCAATTACTCCAATAGGTTGAGTGTTTTGCTTTATCTCTTGCAGCTTCTATTTCTTTTACAATGGTTTCTGGTAATGCTTCATTGTCTAAATAGGTTAAAGTAATAAAGTCTGCATCATCATTTCCTGCTACTTCTTTATGCGCCCAAAAATTAGCTGTTGGATTAAAGTCAATCCATATATCTCCAGAAGTTCTAATTGATAGTTGTGTATATGCTTCAAAGGGAACATTGTTTGCTTCGTTTACATACAATACATTTCTTCTTGCACCTCTTAATTTATCTGGTTGTTCTACTGAGAAAAACTCTATATAAGAACCATTTGTAAAAGTGTAAGTTAAAGATGACCTATTCCATTGGCTATCTTTAAACCTATTTGTAGCAATCATTATCTTTAAGAAGTCTCTAATACATCCCCTTCGTAAATGTGGTATAGACTCAGACACTACACTTGTTTCTAGCATAGGAGTTCTAATACATCTATCTATTAAGATAGGGAGTATTCCAAAAGTCTTACCAGCCGAAGTACCCCCTTGAATAACTTTCTTACGTTTTTCTAAAGCGTGAAGTTTTCTTATAGCTGTTGTTGTTTGGAACATTATAAGTCAAACAAAGGTTGCTCCGAACTAATGGTAATATCTTTTGTTTCTTTTGGTTTACCATACATATAAGCCATATACAGTTGTATAGCTTTAAAATCTCCAGCATCCATTAATTCTTTAAGCTTTAATATAGCTTCATCTTTGTCAATGTGTTGGCTTAGTCTTTCGATCAAAAGCATTTCATCAGCTTTAGACTTTCTACCAGCTTTCCCAACATGACCTTTATTGTTCTTTCTTCCATCCATAATCAAAAAAATTCAATATTGATTACTTATATAATAGAAAAAGAAGGTGTTTTTATTTTTTTTATGTAATTATTTTTTAAATAAACTTATCTGTTCACAAGACAATGAATTAAAAGAGTGTATTGTATTGTACTAAGTCATACGCTCATAAACAAAAATAGCAAGTTTTAACCATCTTGGAATCTCTTTGTTTGGTTGTGTAACTGATTTAACAGAATCAGCACTATTGCCTATTATATCAGCAATATCTGAGTTAGTCAATCCTAACCCAGACTTCATTGCTTTGTATCTTTTATGCCAGTTCATCTACTAATTCTAAATTTTTCTTATCAACCCAATCCATTAATTTATTTCTAAAGTGCCTCAAACTTTTATAGCTAAACATACCTTTAGCATTGAACATAAAAAAGAATCTTTGAGTTGGTTTAATAAAATGAATCGAAGCAATATCATTCCCATTTGCAAACTGAAACATTTCTCCTTCATTTTTTAATTTGTGTAGTAAGTTGTTAAAATCGTGTAATTCCATTTTTATATATTTTAATTAATAATACTCAAATGTAAAGTTTTGTTATTATTTAATTAATTCTTCTTTATCGTTGAAGAAATAAGGAATAAACATTTCAGTTCCTAATATTAAATCAATTCTTAATAA